TACTTCCCAATGGTACGTGTAGTTTTGCACACTAATACTTACACTATACGAGCTAAGAAATGTTTTGGTAAAATATCGCGATTTTCAACTATAGTTTTACCTGACAGACCATCCAGAATATAAGTCACACACTCATCTTCTTTAGTTCTAGTACATCTTCCAGCTGCCTGTATCAAGGAGACGAACATTCTCATTTTATACCAATTTGGTTCTTTTTCGAAAAGCATCTTTACCCGCTTATTCGCTAAAGAAGGATATGGCAACTTTACTATGACTTGCCATTTTCCAAGATCCCCCTTAAGATCCAATCCCATAGTTAGAGACGGACTTACTAGAACCGTATCATCAGTACGTAGGTTATGCTCTCTTACTATACTTTCATTATTAGTACCTTCTTCTCTATATAAAAATCGTTTTCCATGCAAACGATTTTGTAGAGCCTGGGTAATAGCGAAAGTATGGGTATGTATAATGCCTTTTTCCCCTTTATGGTTTTCAGCTATTTGTTCAATTAAGTCAATAACCTTGGGCAAGTTGGTGGTTAAAGTTTTATAGCTTAACGGGTATTTATTATGACAATAAATAGGGCTTTTTTTTGGTTCAAAAGTGGAAGGTATCTCGATATACTTGAATTTAGTTATACCTAAATTTTTAGCAAAAATGTCTTTATCGACAATAGTTGCGCTCATTAATATAACAACTTCTGCATAGTCAAACAAGCACGTACTTAGCTTATCAATCTTAAACGGGGTTATATGTACCTTTTCAGCGTCCTTCTCAATAATATACTGCGCATCTTCCCAGTGGTTGATTGTATTGCTAATTGCTTCAGCAATATCTTTACGTTGCTGCTGTTTAGATAGTTCGATTTTATTTTTTTCGTATCGAGCTCTTCCATTGTATACTTCAACAGCTTCTTTTACCGCAGTATGCACATCACTCAACCAGCCTATTACTTTTTTAGGCTCTTCGGTTTTCAGTTTTTCGATTTCTATACCTAGAAATGTAAATTGCTTATAGTTTACACTTACAGAATAATTCTTAATAATTTCATCTTCTACCTCAGAGCTTTCATCGCAAATTAAAATCTGCCGCTTTTTCAGATGTTCTGGTAGATTAAAGAAAGAAGCATAATTCAGCACTGCAAATTGACTCGCAAGCGCATCATTACGCGCTTCGTAGTATGGACAGGCACAGTCTGACCAGCATTGCTTTTTAAGCTTAGATGAAATTACGCAAGGCGCGAGGTCGACAGTGAAGTTTTCATCGACTTCGCATTGGTAGTTGCTCTTACCCTTAAAAATATTTGCATGTTCGAACAGATCTTTGTACTGATTTTGAAGGGCTTTAGTGGTGGTTAATGCAAACGCACCGAACGAACTAAAGCTTTTACATGAATCTACATAAGACTCGTCATAAGCAGTGTAATTTTCGATTAATTTTCTTAAATCTGCCGGGCAAAGCTTAGTGGTATTTGCTAAAGTTTTGCTAAAAAAAGATTTTCCAGACCCAGTCGGGGCTTGCACAATAATAAATTTCTCACCGGAGTTAATCGCTTCATGGATTTGCTGCAAGCCCGCTATTTGTTGCTCGCGCGGAGTAAAATTGTCCGGGAAATAGCTTAGAATTGGGTTGTCGATCTTCATTTTCGAAAGAAAGACAAGTATATAGACGTAATGAGTTTTTTAAACAGGTTTTACGAACAAAATATTGTCGTAAAATTTGCAATTCTTAATTCTGTTTACGCTTTTTAAAGCAATAAGCAATAAAAAGTCTTTTTCAGACAGGGATTCTAGGGTATAATCCAAACAAACAGCATTATTTTTCGTATAAACTGAAAAAGGGTAGGGAATTTCAAAAGTTTCTTTTTTCTTTTCCGTTAAAACCGTGAAAGAAAGGTAGTTACCGGAGAGTTTGTATAAAAAGAGGCGGCCTTTTTTATAATTCTTATGCTTAAATGCAAAAACTACCTCTTTTTGCAGTAAAGGCTTGATTAAATTGTCAATTTTTTCGGTCATTGACTCATAAATTGTTGTTTATCACTCGGAGCCATCTTAGCAAGTACTTCGTTAAAGTACTTCCAGAATTCATCCGGCGGAGATGTCTTTATTACACTAACAACGTCCACGCTTTCTGTAGGTATCAACCGATACGCCTGCATAAAAATGTCCCATGTCATTATTAGTCCCTTCTTACTCGGATCAAAACGAAGATTGCCCGGAGCTTCATGCCAATTTAATGCTATTTTTCCTTGTGGACTCATTAATAGATTGGTATCGTTAGTTGCGAGCATTCTTCGGCTAGTACTATTCAAGAGAGGCCGCCGTCTGTTAAATTTTAACTCAACAGCATTACTATTTAGTAATTGTATCAGGCCCCCTTGCGATAGTTTCATTTAGACTCTTGTTCTGCAACACCGAAAATACGATCTTCGTTGAGGAAAACGATATGCTTTAAATTATTTATATTACTTGCACGCATACCAAAGGTACTTGGAAAGATTACATATTGGCCAGGTTTGACTTTTGCAGCAGGCCCGGCAAGAAGTACTTTAGCAACACGCCAAGCTTGGTGGACAGCATTAATAGGTACCCACAGCTCTCCTCGCTTCACCATAGTGCCGTCTTCATTAATGTCAGCAAACTGGCACATCAATATATCATCGAGTACCTGTACTAGTTCCCAGCCAGCCAGATTGAGATCACTAGTTAAATGGTTTTCGATACGTACCAGTCCCTTAACTTTATCAGTATCAATATCTTCGTTGGTTTGATCAACGATCTTTTTATCTTCTTTACTGAGATTTTTGTATTTGTTTTTTAGAGCTTCGTTAGTCATTAGGTTTTAAGTTTAAATTAAAGTCTTTTACATAGTTAATTAGCTCTCTGTTGGAGATTTCAAGCGAGCTTGCGATTTTTTGCAAGTATTCTTTTTCTTTACTATCTAGTTCTTTCTTTGCTTTCTTAATGTATGCAATTCTTTTGAAATTACACTTAGGTATAATACTATTCAAAGACATATACCACGCGCTGTTTGTGTCTAGAGACGCCCAGTACATATTAGTAGTTTCGTTAATTATATGCGCTAAAGATGGTGAGTGCATTGAACACCATCTTTGCATTAGATATGGCTGAAAATCTGAATTTTCGTCTAAATTTGCAATATCAATCGAAGCTTTTGTAGACTTATAAAGAATGCTATTTAAGTACTCAAACATATAATTTATGATAATAACTCATTACGATTATTCAAAGTTTAATATAAAAACAGTTGTACATGTAGGTGCGAATATCGGAGAAGAACTAGATTTTTATGATAAACTTGGAGTTAACAAAATTTATTTTTTCGAGCCTCGAGAAGAGGCTATAGCTGAATTAGTAGAGAACTGTAAAAGCTACAAAAATAGAATCGATATTGCAATTTTTCCGGTAGGCTTAGGGTCCCAAAAGGAAGAAAAAACTATATACAATGGAGGGCAAAGTAGTAGCTTTTTAACACCTAAAGTTCACCTAGAAGTACACCCACAAATACATTTTAATATAGGCAAAACTCTTAGTGTAAGACGAGGAGATTCAATTTTGCCTGATAATCTACGTATAGATATGCTTAATATCGACGTACAGGGGTACGAGCTCGAGGTTTTAAAGGGTTTAGGTAATTTATTGAACGATACAAAATTAATCTATACAGAAATTAACACAGACGAACTTTACGAAAGTTGCCCCACTGTAGAGTACATCGATGCCTACTTATTTTCTTTTAAATTTAAAAGAGTGGAGGGCTTGATTACTGATCTAAAGTGGGGCGATGCGATCTATATTAAACAATAACTTTCGAAGTCGCAACAAAGATATTATCTACCATAGAATAGAACAGTTTGTGAACTTTTAGCTGAAAGTTTTCACTCTGTTCCGGGGTCAAGTTAGTACTGTACGCAAACGCTGGTGCTCTTTTACCGGCCGTAATGTTTATTCCTGTATGCCCAATAGCTACATTGTCCTTTGCATAGGTAATACTGACCGACGCCTTACCCTTTGACTGCGTGATACCGCCTTGGTTGTGTTCAGCATGAACAATAATATCATCCCCTTTCATCTCGATTGGCTTATTAATATATTCATGTAGAATATTAGCTATAGATGTATTAAAGAGGCGCTGAAAGCAAACAGCCCCAAAAGGCTCAAGGTTGGGTATTTCCCAGCAAAAATTTACCATATTTTCGCTGTAAATGTAATCTTTTTCTAGAGAGTCTTCTAGATCTATAAGATTTAACGTAACTTCTACCGGGGCAGTAAAAGAAACAATATTACCTATTGCGAGTGTCTTGTCTCTAAAATACTTATAAGCAAAACGCTTATGTATAAAAGAGCCGTCATATATTTTTTGGTCTTTAATGATCATAACAATATAATAAATTATAAATTAGTATTTTCCATCTGTATATTTTTGTAAAAACCAGGACTGCCCGGCATACCACTCGTCGGTATATTTTTTAAGACCGGGCGAGCAGTGAACCGCATCGATATTAACAGTACCTAGTTTTAGTTTTTGTTTGTTACAGGTCAGGCAGAAATCTATATCGTAAAAATGCGCTATACAAGGGTTAGTCGTATCGAAATACGCTCCTGCTTCTTTAATTTTTTTGCAGTTAAAGGCTAAAAATATACCATCTAAAATAAGGACTCGGCCCTGTTTGCCAAAATTTGTTACAAAAGTATCTGTGCCGTTTTCCGCAACATGCGTCACTGTACCTCTAAAAGATTCTCTCGGGCACATTAGATGCCACAAGCAAGGCGGCTTAACTACAGCGCCACTCGCGCCGGCGAGGCCGACTATGTCGTAAATCTCTAAGGCTTTTGAGAGTTTTTCTAGCCAGTTAGGGTCTCGTATAAGAAGATCGTCATGCGCGCAAACTACATTTTCTGTGTTACTACTAAGAAAAAAATTATATACTACAGGTAGAGATGCGGTATTGTTAAATTTAGCCTGTACAGTAACTTCACCGATACGAGACGATTTTAAAATATTGTATTTACCGTATTTTTCAGTAAGCTCTTGTTCGTTTTTAGTTTTAGAGCAAAACAAAAGGGTCGTTTTCATCTATCTTCTATAATATCCTGCTGAGGGAGGTTTTTGAATTTGCTCAAAACTAATTGAGTCTCAGGTTCAACGGGTCCTTCTGTAAATGTTTTAAAAAGATAGATATTATGCAGTTTACCTAAGTTTGTATTTAATTTTTCGGCTAACTCAATCATTTTTAATCTATGTACTTGGGTATGCTCCGAACATACATCAGTAACAGACATAAACAACAGGGCCTCAACAATTAGTTGTTTTTCCTCTACGGTAAACTGCAAATTTTTCATATATCTTCTACATTTTAGAAGATATTTTTTTATTATCTACTGGGACTTTTAGGAGCTGGTAACTTATCTAATCTTTCTATAATTTGTCCCATTAGTTCGTCGTGTCTAGTACTTGTAAAATGTATAATAAGAGAGGTAAAGCTGGATATTATTGCTGCAGCTATTACTGCTTTAAACTGCCAGGACAAATTAGCACCCTCTGCATTACTCTTTTGTAGATTATCTATATTTTTACTTAAATCCTCAATCTGAGCCGCAATTTTTATATCTAAATGATTTATTCCGTTATGTAGCGTTGCAACCTGTTGTATAAGACTGGGCTGGCCATTACCATCCCGCACTAATTTGCTTATAGTTTGTAGTTCACTTTTTACGTTAACTATATCTCTGTTAATATAATCAATAGCCTCGTTTGCCATTAATATATTTATAATATAAAGTACGGTGAATTGGATACAAACTGAGTTTCTTCAATAATTTTATTGTAATTTACGACTTTATAAATTGATCCTTCTTTAATCATATCACTACTATCAAACCGTGTTGAAGAAAAATCCCCGGTCTGTAAATTCGCGTATAAAGTACAAGAATTACGAGCTATGTATATACCCCTTGTCCCGGTATTATAGGCCCATATTGCAAATGTACCCTTAAGCCGTGAAAGGCCTTCCTTAATACCAAATTTAAATAGCATTCGAGGTATTATACTACTATCAGTATTAGTTTCAAAAATCTCATTTACAAAATGCTCAGATTTTAATTCTTCGAAATTACTAATAATACCATTATGAGCAACTACCCAGTCGCGGTACAAAAAAGGATGATTATCTTTTTCTTCAAAAGTAAGAGTTTCGGTGGTAGGGCCTCGAGAGTGATAAAGATAATAGAGGCTATTTGTATTTGATAGGTCACCTAGTGCAGGAATAGTCTTAAACTGACCCTGTACTTTCTTGCTCTCGCAAAATCTTAATTCATCTATAATTAAAGAACCAGAACTATAATAACCTCTATCAAGATTGCCTTGATAGAGACTAAAGGCCTTTTCTTTATTTGAAGAACCAGCTATACCGCACATATTATTAGTATACCTTACACTCGAACTTACTCCAGGGTATATCTTTTGCGTATTTGATAGGGTCTATAGTCTTATTGTCAATAAAAGCTTTAATACGAGCGGAGCAGGACACGCATTCACCGCAGGCTATTTCCCAGCCTTCATAACATGTATGGGTCTGTAAGAAATTAACATTAAGGTCTATACCTTCCTTTACGACTCTATCTTTAGACCAAGTCATAAATGGTGCATTTACTTTAATTGTGTTCTTACGATTAAGATTATACACTTCATTAACTTTATTTAAAAAAAGTGAAGTGCAGTCCCAATACCCTGAAAAGTCGTCAGTCTGTACCGCTCCGTAATATAGATCGCTCGCACCGATGCTTTCGGCCCAGCCAGCAGCTGTAGTCAAGAGAAGCAAATTTCTAAAAGGTACATAGCTTAACGGCTGTGCATTACCAATATCATCTCGAGCCTTAGGAATTTTAAGGTCTGAGTTTGTCAAAGCTGACATTTTGGATATTTCTCTAAAGAAATCCATATTGATTATCTTATGTTCTACTACCCCCGCTTCTAAAGATTGCTGCCTTGCACAATGCACTTCTCTAATAATCCGTTGGCCGTAATTAAAGGTAACTGCATAGACTGCTTCGTGTTGCAGTTTTTTAACTACGTGGTGTAGAAGTATCGTACTATCCATTCCCCCGGAAAGAATAACTAATGCTTTAGACATAATTCTATAGTATGAGATATTATTAGAAATTCAATAGAAATTAGTAAATATTGTATATCTATGAATCTATTTGAAACCGCATTCACTGAATCCCTACAAAAAGAAGAACTAAAGGGTAAGCAGAAAAATCTCGATGTAGCTCCACCGCATGGCAAGCTAACTGCAGCTGATTTTAAGAAACTACGTAGTGGTAAGGGTGTTAAGAGCGAAAAAGACGAGCTTTTATTTGGTAAGAAAAAATTAGACAAAGAAGGTAATGAATTTTCTGGTAAACTAGCAGCAGCTCGTGCGTCAGGAAAAGATAGCTTTGAAATTGACGGTAAAGCTGTAGAGGTAAAAGAACGTAAAATGACCCCTGGTGAAAAAAAAGAAAAAACCAGATTAGATAAAAAGCTACCTACAAAAGCTTTTACTAAGCAATATGGTAAAGAAAAAGGCGAAAAAATTAAATATGCCACAGCCACAAAAATGGCAATGCATAAAGAAAATATGGCTATGGGTCTCGAAGCTCGGCCAGCGCCGCAAGCCCGTCCAGAGCCTAGCGACGAAGAAATATGGAAAAGATCTTTAGATAAAGATACCAACCCTACCGATTTTGATGGAGCTACTAATCCAGCTCTTAAACTAGATACAGAAGGAGTTCAAAAAGCTCGGGAATGGATTAAAAAACTCGAAGATATGGCTACATTTATCAACGGAATGGATGAAAATAGCTTAAATTCTCAAATTAACGCTCTCGAAATGAGAAACTCAATTCCCTTTAAAGGAATAGTGCGGCGCAAAGAAAAGCAAATTACTGACATCGCTGAAAAGCTCCGTGCTCTAGCAGAGCTTTTCAAGACGGTGGTTACTGGTTCTCAGAAGAAGATTCACGACGCTACTGCGCGTTAATTTCATTAATAGCTTTAAAGGTCTCGGGGAACAACTCTTCGAGACCTTTTTTTATGTCTAGAGCTATTTCTCTGTGCTCTTTCTGAGTACCTTCTGCGCAACGAAGATCAAGATAGTGAATCCAGCTACGCAAAGTGCCTGACATATAAATTCTTGTTTGTGTGTTCAGAGGTAGTATCATTCTTGCGCATTCCTTAGCAATACCCTTCTCAATTAGTGCATTATAAGCAGCTAATGACGTTTCTTGCGCTACATTAACAATTTCCTGAAGCTCAGCAGACAGTGCAACAGGCTCATCCCCTACTTGTCTATTTGTTTTACCTTGCAATCTCCACTCTGGCACTTCAAGTCTCGTAGCTGTAGCATATCTCTGGCTAAACTCTTGAAATGTAAATGATCTGTGACGCAAAATTTGTGCAGCTATAGCTCTAGACGTCCAGATCTCAAAAGTACAACTTACATGCTCGAAAGGACTCCAGTGTTTGTGCTTAATAAGATAGCGAATAAGCTTATGCCCGGTTTCAGTGTTCATCTGGTTAGCCGGGTTACTCACTCGAGCTATATACACTATAAATTGTTCCGGGGTCATATTAAAATGTCCGTTAGCAGGATGAGGGTTTTTAAACCCCTCAGGTACCATCGGTACAGAGGGCTGAGTAATCGCAATTAATTTTGTTTGCATTTGATTTGAGAGAATTGTAAGATACCTTTCATGCCTTTATACGTGTTTTTAATAATAAATTTGTAAGGCACCTCGTTAATATTCTGCTTTACGCAGATTTCATTTAAATCTTTAAAATTGCTTAACTGCTCTGGCCATATAAAAACAGATTCATGCTTTTCAAGAAGCTTTTTAGTCGTATCATACGACGCTCTATCCAGCCACTGATTATCAAGTACGTAGACAATCGTATGCATAGGGAAATATGTTTTTATTAGTTCTATTTGTTCAGAAGTAGGGTGTATACCAGCAAGAGCTACACTGTTACGTAAAAACATAGCATCAATAGGGCCTTCCTGTAAAAATATATAGTCTATATCAGGCGTTACTCTGTCGAGATTGAAAATGTACTTATCGCTGTTAGTCTTGGACAAATACTTTGCTATCTCTTCATCTTCCTTATACAGCGCTCGAGATTGATAAAACTTTATTTTAGCATTTTTTTCAAGCGTGTAAAACGGGAAGACCACTCTATTCTTATGCACTTTATCAGTTAAGCTAAGCCACAACGTTTTAGGCTTGTTAACAGCTGTATCTAGTTTTCTTCTTTTAAGAAAACTTAAAGCATCTTTGACTACAGTGTTTTCCCTGTAAAACGAGAGTTGGGTATTGTCGAACAAATTTATACTATCATAAGGTAAGTCGCTTGGATTGACTTTCTTATAAGCTTCAGTTCTCTTTATTACGTCAGTGATGGTATCACTCTGTACTTCTGATTCTGCAAGTATTTCCGGTATACTCATACCAGACATATCCTTTACAAAGTCTAGCGGGTTCTTACTAACGGAACAATTATGACAGTAAAGGTATTCTTCATCCGGAATATAGAAGAATCTACGCTTCTTACCTACGCTACGACCTTCGTGACAATATGGACACTCTCCGTTATACGTACCAGTGCTTTTTTTAAAGACAGGCCTTTTACAGCTTCTAAAAAAAGTATTAATGATTAACGTTTGAGAAACCATTTTTGTAACGTAACTATATAATATGAGTAGTTCAAGAAATAGCAAATTTATACAAGGTATATATACCCCTATAAATAAACAGAAATATATCGGTAACGGTAGCCCGGTATACAGGTCAGCTTTAGAACGAGACTTTTTTTTATTTTTTGATAAAAACCCTAATGTTACCGCCTGGGCAAGTGAAAGTATAGTCGTACCCTATTATTACAATGTAGACAATAAAGTACACAAATACTACATCGACTTAATTGCGGCCATTAAAGATAACAGCGGCATTATACAAAAATACTTAATAGAATTAAAGCCTCACGCGCAGACACAGCCCCCTACAGCCTCTAACAGAAAAAAAAGCAGTACGGTGTTATATGAAAACTTAATGTACCAGAAGAATCAATGCAAGTGGAAGGCTGCGTCTGAATATGCAGCTAAAAAAGGTATGAAATTCGTAGTTTTAACCGAGAAATACCTTACATCTCATTAGGATCAATAGGCTCGTCTCGCATATTAATCTTACGGCTCATTGACCCAAGTTCATCTTCATCCCCTAGGTCAGGAACTACATCCTTAGTTAGAGGGCGTCGGCCCGGACCTGCTTTCAAGCCGCGCGCTTTAAGCAAAGCCTGGCGCATTCTATCATACTTTGCAGCTAGATCAGCCTTTTTAAAGTTCTCAATATCAGGCTCTTCTTCACTAGCAACAGGCCCTGTTTTAATGTCTGAAATAGCACTCTTAACTACTTCCGGGTCTAAATTAAAAGGAGTCTCTTCTGAGCTCTGAGAGGTAATAGCATCCAGTATTTCTTCGAAACCTGCATCTGGATTATGCTGCAAAAAGTCTGCTACAGCTTCTTTTGTTCTTCTCGTATCAGGTAGTTCTTTATAGTTACCGCTCATTGGCGCCGGGGTAGTTACCGGGTTTGAAGTCGTAATATTCCCAGCTTTCTTGTTTCTTTGAGCTTTATAGAAAAGATACGTCGGCTTACCCGGATTTTCTTCTTTCCATTTCTGGAAATCAGGATTCTTAGGACGGGCTTCTGCTGCAAAAGCAGCATCCCCAACAGGAACAACGCTTTCAGCAATAAAATCTACCATTTTGTCGAATTTCATAGTATTAATACTATTACTTATCGTTTTTTAGGCAATTTTTTATTTGTAAGGCCGAGCCCTTCTGAAATCATAGCTTTCTCTGCAATATCTGTGATTAGGGAGTCTTTTTCTCCATAAAACTCACATTTCTCATTAATATACATGCATATCATTTCTATTCTTTCTATAGGATTACCGTATATAGGTATAATAGCAGGTGTATCGTTATTATTGAATAAACGAGTATTTTTTGCTTCCCAAGCCCTGTAAAAACTGTCAAACAGTACATCAATTTCTGCTCTATATACAGGATCAATATCTCTCTGTTCTTTTTCAGATAGAGGTACATTATTTTTTTCTATAAGAGGCAAATAAAATAAAATGGAGTAATGGGTCAAAGCGTTTCTAGCTTTGATTACACTTGTGTCAATGAAATCTTCATCTATATTAGAAACCTTTTTATCATACAGCCAAAATGTATACGCTAAATTATCTAGCGGGGTACGGTCAAAAATCATTTTTTTCTGACCGTAACTTTTTGCAGCTTCATCAGCAAGAAAATCGAGTATTAGACCTTGTGATTCTTTTGTGCCGTTTTTATTAACGGGTAATTTTTTTTCTTTAATTAAATCTCTATACGTCTTGCTCGGTTTAGAAAGCTGCGGCCATTGAAGCATCATATCCTCAATCAAAGTACTCTTACCTATACATTGAGTACCGATAATACCAATTTTTTTTAAACTTGTCATTCTAAGGACTTAGGTGCTTTCGTATCATTATCAACATAATCTAAATGAGCATTTTCAGGTGGAAAATAGCCAATACCCTTTACAAAAAGCTCGAATTGAGCAATAAGCTCGGTGAGATTTACATCTCCATTTAAGGTAGACTCAACTCTACGCGGAACCCCGCTATAGCCTAACACAGAAGAAGGCTGCTCAACTTCATAGATAAATTTGATTGTGGTTTTCATTTATATGATCTCTTCCGCTATACCAATGATTTCAGCCAAAATCAATAATAGTCCGCCAGCAACTATATTGCCCCCTATAAAAGCTGCGCCTGCAATAATACGCAATATACTTTTAACTATACTAAGTTTAAAATGCCATTCCGGGTTAGGTGCTTCCATAATTTTATACTTTTAAGGCTTTGTCCCAGATTTGCAAATGCATACGGTTGCTAAATTTAAAGCAGTATTTCTTGCATATTTCTGCCACTATAGGACCGACTTTAAGTAGTTCTTCTCGTGAACCACACATAGGCATAATCCATACTAGCTCGCTTGGTACAGCGACATCTGGGTTATTTACATACTTTTCCAAAACCTCCGCAAGATCTGATTCCTGCTTAGCAACAAACTTAAAGCAAGCTTTCTTCTCTACCAAGAAACGAAGTACTTCTGGTTTAAAACGTTTATCTTCAGGGTCTCCATTACTAGAAAGCTTGGGAGACGTTGTAAACGTTACATTGCATCCCAGTTGAAACCACTCCGAATCCGGCATGATTGTGCCGTTCGTCTCAAAGTCAATATTAAGTATTGGTTCTTGAGGATCTGCTGCCATGAAATCGTACTCATTATCCCAATTAAAAAACTTCCAGCGAGTTATAATAAACTTTACAAATTCAATGAGATTTTTTTGCTGAATGAAAGGCTCTCCCCCAGTAAGCTTGAGAATAGCACCTTGCTTGAGCATTTCGTGGTAGTCGTTCTTTTCAAAAAGCTGAGCAATCTCTTCGAAGGTCATTTTATTCTTTTTAGACCAGCTTACATAGCTATCACACCCGAAAGGCGCATCTTCGCTCTTAAAACCAATACAGGTAAGATTGCACATAGACATTCTCATAAACACTGAAGGGTAGCCGATGTAGCGGCCTTCCCCTTCAAGCGTATAGAAGACAAAATCGTCAGAAAGGAATAGAGTTTTTTCAGCACTCATGATACGATCATTGTAGGTACTTTTTCGTAAATTGCACTGTTCTGTTCATGT